GTATGAGTTCGGCGAATGCTTCAGCCCGCTCGATCAGTTCCAGCGCAAGTTTACAGAGTTAAAGGACGACCATGAGCACTAAATTAACCGGCTACGTCTGGGACGCCTGTGCCGCATCTGGCATGAAGTTATCCAGCGTGGCGATCATGGCGCGCCTGGCCGACTTCAGCAATGACGAGGGCATCAGTTGGCCGTCTATCGGTACCATTGCGCGGCAGATTGGCGCTGGCGAAAGCACCGTGCGTACAGCGCTGGCCCAGCTTGAGAAGGGCGGCTGGCTTGCGCGTAAGCAGCGCCGTCAGGGTAACCGCAACGCGTCGAACGTCTATCAGCTTAACGTGGCAAAACTCCAGGCGGCGGCATTTGCTCACCTGCCAGATTCTGACCCGTCAAATTCTGACGCATCAAAATCTGATGCCTCAAATTCTGACCCCTCAAAATTTGATGCATCAGAAAACTACACCGGCGGCGGTTTTGACCCGTCAGAATCTGGCGGGGATCCGTCAGTAAATTCAACTACAGATCCACAAGTAAATTCAAAACCCTCTTGTCCGGTTGCGCCGCAACCCGACCCTGAGGTGGTGATAACCGATCTTGCGATTGAGGTTCTGTCACACCTGAACCTGATCAGCGGATCCCGTTACCAGAAATCCAAAACCTCACTGGAAAACATCCGGGCCAGGCTGCGTGAAGGTTACAGCGTCAGCGACCTGAAACTGGTGATCGACCTGAAGCATGAACACTGGCGTGAAAACGATGAGCAGTACCAGTACATGCGCCCTGAGACGCTGTTCGGACCGAAGAAATTTGAAGGCTATTTGCAAAGCGCAGTGCGCTGGGAAGCGAAGGGCCGCCCGCTTCGCGATACCTGGGATAAAAACCGCGAACGGGACGTCAATGCGATCTCTGCCTGCGATAACAAAATTCCAGAGGGGTTCCGGGGATGAGTGACGTTACTTTAGACAATGCCGTGCTTAACCAATATTGCCAGGCACTGGCAGAACTGCGCAGCCGCCCGGCCCACGAGCTGAAAGAAGTGGGTGATCAGTGGCGCACGCCGGAAAACATCTTTTGGGGCATTAATGCGATGTTCGGCCCGCTCGTTCTTGATCTGTTTAGCGATGGCGAGAACAGCAAATGCGAAGCATATTACACCGCTGAAGACAATGCGCTGACACAGGACTGGTCCCTGAAGCTGGCCGGACTTAACGGCGCGGCGTTCGGAAACCCGCCATACAGCCGCGCATCACAGCACGACGGCGAATACATCACTGGTATGCGTTACATCATGCAGCACGCCAGCGCCATGCGTGAAAAGGGCGGTCGTTACGTGTTTCTGATTAAGGCAGCCACCAGCGAAGTGTGGTGGCCGGAAGATGCGGATCACATTGCGTTTATCCGTGGTCGCCTTGGTTTTGATCTCCCCTCCTGGTTCATTCCGAAAGATGAAAAACAGGTGCCGACCGGCGCGTTCTTCGCGGGTGCAGTGGCTGTTTTCGATAAAACATGGCGCGGCCCGGCGATGAGCTACATCAACCGCAGCGATCTGGAAGCGCGTGGTGATGCTTTTATCGCGCAGATCCGTCGCGAAGCGCTGCGCCTGTTACCCCAGATGCAGCAACAAAATATTCCGGAAGTTATTCCTGATGCAGCTGATGAGGCTGTTGGAAGCGCAGTTGAGCAGCAACATGCCAAAGAAGTACCGCTGCCGGAACCGGGAAGCAATTGTGAAGATAATTTGCCGCTGCTACAGGAACATATTCTTTCGCAGAGCGGGATCAGGGCATGGGCCTGTGTTCGCGCCGCGTTCGGCGACAAGGTGGAATACACCTTCAAAGAATCGAAGTTTGCCCATGTCTGGGCTTCGGACAATGTATCAGCTCCGACGGTTGTGACGGTAAGCGCTGGCGATATTGCTGTGGCTGAAGTTCTGATAATGGAGAAAGAACTGCACATGGCGGTAAGCGAATGGCTGGATAAGGAGTTCGAGGCGACTGATCCGGCCAGGTACCATATGCAGGAACGCCTGAATACTGCTGGCATGGAGGCGATGAACGAGTATGCCATGGCGATCCCGGTATTTCTGAGTGTCATTCAAAGCATGGAACCCACCGCGCGCGGCAACATTCGAAGCATTCGCGCCACCCTGAAGGATTACATCAGCAAAGCCTCATCACAGGAGGATGCAGCGTGAAGAATTTAACCGTTCGCCAGCGCGAAGTCTTCGATCTGCTGGTGGATTTCCAGAAAAATCACGGCTATCCGCCGTCGCAAAAAGAAGTTGCCGTTCTGATGGGGGCCAGTTCGCCGAACGCGGCAACTGACATGCTGCGGGCGCTTCAGCGCAAGGGAATGATCACCCTCGCGCCAGGCGTAAGCCGCGGTATCACGATCACTACGCCGACAGCAGAGGATGAAGCCATTTCATTACTGCGCTCGCTGGTGAACGGTGAGGATCACGCCAGAGCCCGCGCAATTGACTTTCTCGACTCCTTCAAGGTGACGCTATGAAACTGGTGATGCCGTTCCCGCCCACCGTCAATACCTACTGGCGCGCCCCTAACCGGGGGCCGCTGGCCGGTCGCCATCTCATCAGCGCTAAGGGTCGCACATACCAGAGCGACGCGTGCGCGGCGATCATTGAGCAGTTGCGCTGCCTGCCGAAGCCCAGCAGTGCCCCGGCAGCCGTGGAAATTATCCTGTTCCCGCCGGATGCCCGCCGCCGTGATCTCGACAACTACATCAAAGCGCTGTTTGACTCGCTGACGCATGCCGGGGTGTGGGAAGACGACAGCCAGGTGAAACGGATGCAGGTTGAGTGGGGGCCGATCACCCCAGGGGGCAGGGCAGAAATAACGTCAGAAAATTTGAAGCCATGGCGAGTGCAGTCGCCGGATAAGTGGAGAAGAGCATGCAACAGTTAACGAACGTAACCGGTGCGCTGACGATGTCCAGCCGTGAAATTGCCGATCTGGTGGATTCACGACACAGTAATGTGTGCGTCACGATTGAGAGACTGATGAGCGGCAGGGTGATTGGGGGGTATGCCGCATTGCAGTACACCCATCCCCAGAACGGTCAGACTTACAGTTATTACGAGGTGAGCAAGCGCGACAGCTACATCATCGTTGCGCAGCTCTGCCCCGAATTTACCGCCCGGCTGGTGGACCGCTGGCAGGCGCTGGAGCAGGGGCAGCAACTGGCCGTGCCACAGTCGCTGCCAGAGGCGCTTCGTCTTGCCGCTGATCTGGCTGAGGATAAACAGAAACTGACGGCGGAACTGGCCGCCGCCGCGCCCAAAGTCGAGTTTGTTGATCGCTACTGTACCGCGAGCGGCTCGATGTCGTTCCGGCAGGTGGCAAAACTGCTCCAAGCCAAAGAGCCTGAGTTCCGTCTGTTCCTGATCGACAACGACATCATGTACCGCCTGGGCGGATCTCTGACGCCGCGCCACCGGCATATTGCCCTTGGACGGTTTGAAGTAAAGACCGGCACATCAGCAACCTCGAACCATGCATTCAGTCAGTCGCGCTTCACGGCGAAAGGCGTTAAGTGGATTGGCGGCCTGTGGGCGGAGCATCTGGCGAAAGGGAATGCGGCATGAGAGCTTTACTTACCCCGGTAGTTGTCAGGGAACTCGGCGTGGTGATGTTCAGGCCCGGCCCGGATCTGCTGGCGCACTTCAGCTGTGGGCGCATGTTGCTTGAGAACGAGCCGCCGCGCCTTGCTGCACTGCCAACGGGTGAAATCCCGCCCGCCACCCAGCCGCTGGCGGAAGATCCCCGGTTGGTCCCGATTTTCGAAAACAAGAAGGTGATTGCCCGTGCCGGTGGCCTGTCTTCGCTTGAGAACTGGTTAATGCGCGGTACCGGCTGTCAGTACACGATCGGTACCTGGCACGATGACAACATGACCGCGCTTTACCACGAGCCCGGCGTGATCCGTGTGTGCTGGGCCTGCGACAACCTGCTGCGTGAACAGTACACCGAGCGCCTGGCGGGAATGGCGCGGGCAAATGTCACTGAGTGGATCATCGAGTTTGTCCGTATGGCGCTGGGCTTTGACAGCACGCACCAGCTGACGCTTCCCGAACTGTGCTGGTGGCTGGCGCGTAATGACCTGATAGATGTGATCCCGGAAGATGTCGCGCACAGCGTGCTGCGCCTGCCAGTGGAAAAGATAAAAAGCGTTTATCGCGAAAGCGAGCTGGTACCCATGCCGTCGGCTTCCAGCGTTATGGAGGAAAAAGCAAAGCAGGTTCTGGCGCTGCGCATCGACCCGGAGTCGCCGGAGTCCTTCATGCTGCGCCCGAAGCGTAAGCGCTGGGAGAACGAGAAGTACACCCGCTGGGTGAAACAGCAGACATGCGCGTGTTGCGCCAATCCAGCGGACGACCCACACCATCTGATCGGCTACGGCCAGGGCGGAATGGGTACCAAAGCGCATGACCTGTTTGTGTTGCCTTTGTGCAGAAGGCACCACGACGAGTTGCACGCTGATGTTAAGGCGTTTGAGCAAAAATATGGCACGCAGCCTGAGCTGCTGCTGAAGACATTAGACCGCGCGCTGGCGATCGGCGTTCTGGCATAATTTAGTGGAGAGAGTTGATGCGTGATATTCAAAAGGTACTGGAGTTGTGGGGTGGGTGGGCTGCAAGTGATAGCTCGGGTGTTGACTATTCCCCAATTGCTGCTGGATTTAAGGGCCTGCTTCCGCAAACAGGCAAGACTCGACTTTCATGCACGGATGATGATGCTTTAGTAATAGAAGGGTGTATTTCGCGTTTAAAGCAGAGAAGACCATACGAGCATTCATTATTAGTGGCGCACTACCTTTATGGGATTTCTAAGCGTAGTATAGCTCGCGCTCGAAAAAAGGATGAAAGACTGGTTCGTATTGAAATTCAGATGGCGGAGGGGTTTGTAGAAGGCTGTTTGGCAATGTTAAATTGCAAGCTTGACATGGATGGTTGAATAATATCACGTGCCAATGATATTGAATGCCTACCGACTATTGATAGGCATTCAATAATTATTTCTACTTAGGCATTAATCTCATTATCCTTAATTTGTCAATGCCATGGTACTGGGAGGCTCGATGTCTTAAATTAATTTTAACATCTCTTATCCATCTTCTTTCTTTTTTCAATTGATTATATAATCCTCCTGCTTCATATCTTGTTTCGAGTGCACCACGAATTGTTTGCCAATCTTCTATTTTGCATTTTAACCATAAGTCAACAAAAACGTGTGGCTTTACATAGGCTAATACGTCTATGTAAGCAAATTGGCCATACTCGCTTCCATTCCTTGAGATAGATTTGCGGAATTCAAGAGGATTGTTTTCTAAATCATTTAAAATTTTTTTTATGTATGTAGAATACCTTCGTCTTAATGAGTAATATCTTTGTTTCGTAAGGAAATCGTACAGTTGTGAAGATTCTTGTCTGTATTCATCCTGTACCCAATAACCATACCCATAAGCTGATGTAGCTCCAATGCTATGGGGATCAAATTCGGCAGGAGGTAATAGGCCATTGTTTTTCAAATTTAATAGGTATTTTTTTGCTTGAGTTAAAATGTCTTCTATTGTTTCATTTATTTCACCAATTGTCGACAGCATAAATTTCAAATTGAACGTGTGTAAAAACTCCCCCGGCTCCTCTATTAAACAATTTTCAATTTTATATTCCATTTCTGATAATGCATTTTTAACTTGGAGAGAGTCTGTCTCATCAAAATTTATAATTTTGAACCACGGCTGAACATCTTTATCAGTACTGAAGAATGGGCTTTCATCTATACTCTTTAAGATGGCGTCACGATCATAAAAACCATTAGCTAGACAGTCAATTAACACATCATTGTCTAAGACGGTAGAGTGAATCATTATATTTAAGCCTTGTCGCTTATAATGATCTTCTAACTCCAATATTCTTCTTTTTTTACCTTCTTTTTCTGACTTGTTACTAATATATAGATAATAAGCATTCGAACGTTCAGATAAGTCTTCTTCGCTGAGTAATCCTCTTTTAAAATCAATGTCAAGTGCAATGAAAAGAGTTAATAGCTCATTTAATAAATCTTGGTGAGCAAGGTGTTTCTTTTCGAGATTTGATATAAGTCTTTCAACATCGTTTATGACATATTTAAGAATGCGTAGAGATTGACAGCCGGAAACACAAAAAATTTCATAAATATTTTTCTTGAAGTTTGATATGGTAAAAGGTATTTTGCTGTTTTTTATAAAAGATTCAAACGCTGCATCAATTTTAGCTTCAACTTTTAATACTTGCCCTATAACTTTCTCTTTACTTTTATTAAATTCGCGATCAAATATTTCCTTGTCATTTGCAATTATTAATACTCTACATCCATGGTGTTCAACATATTTATTTACGACAGAGAGCAACTCTCTTATTTTGATCTTGCTTCTTTCGAAGTCATCAAAAACTATGACTTTTTCATTACTGACTTTTTCTTTGATAATTGTATTTGCAACATTTCCAACCAAACTTCCAATTGGAAGTGTGACTGCATCTAACTTAATACTCGAACTGGAATTGGAACCGAGGAATTTTTTTGCGTTAGCTTGCAAAGGAAACATTTTAAGAAATACCGTTGAATAAATTTCATCTACAGTCCTTACTCCGAAAAGGCTGACATAATGCATGCTGTCATCCTTTAAAATGGACTTTACTTGAAAGGTTTTACCTACGCCCCACTCTCCAGTTACAAGCACAGCAAAGCCTGGCTTGTCAAGAGTGAAATAATACTTTAGGTAATCGGAAACAGAATCGATTTTTTTATTAACAATACTATTCATTGGAGCCACCTTGCCGCAATGTTGAATTTGATAGGCATAAGGTAAATTTTTCTAAATTATATAATAAAATTAACGCGGTCCGCATTTTATTGTGTACTCTGCTAAGAGTGGTCACAACGACACGACGCTTATCAGTTAAAACACCCGCTCCGGCGGGTTTTTTTATGCCTGCAATTCCTCGCGCCACGCTCGGCGCAATTCAACCACAGAGCCTTTCAGAGGTGAGCCAGAGTGATGGTCGGTGTGACTATATCTGCGGGCTGTCCACTCTGAGCGTAAGGCTCACCACTAAAGGAAAGTCACTATGTTCGGTTTCGGTAAAAAAGCACGTAAAGCAGTTAGCGATATCAAGAAGTTCGAAAAGCGCGATCTGGCTCAGGCGGTGGTAAACGCTGCTTATCTGGTGGCATACGCTGACGGGGAATGTGAAGCATCAGAGAAAGCGAAGATCGAACAGGTGCTGCGTAACCAACCATCACTGGCCGCGTTCACCTCTGAAATTAACGCTATCAGCGCAACGATCGTCGGCCAGCTGGACACCAACTTTAAGATTGGTCGTCGGGCAGCGCTGCGTGAGATTGAAGATGTTAAGCACGACCCGCGCGAAGCAGAAGACGTTCTCGACGTGGCGGTAGCCATTGCTGAAGCTGACGGGGAAGTAGAGCCGGAAGAGCGTAAGGTGCTGGAAGAGATCGCCAACGCCCTCGGCCTGCGTCTGGAAAATCACCTGTAATGGCAAAGCTGCGCTGGGTCGGTGCTGGTGTGCTGCTGTTCCTGGTAATCGCTGTCGACTTTACCAGCAAGTTGATGTCGATCCTGGCGGACGGCGTGCTGGTGGCCGGTGTGGTTGCGTTGCTCCTGCCACTGCTTAAGGCGAAAAAATAGCGCTTTTTTTGACAGTCTTCCCAGTTTTGAAAAGTCGCTTTTAAGTTGTATTGCATACCGGGCTGGCAGGGCTATGCTCAAAGTGCATTCTTTGACAGTCCATATTCCAATAATGGCATGGTGAATCCCCCTGAGCGGAGGGGCAATACTGGCTACCTTTGTTGAAATATATGCATGCGGGGCGCTGAAGCCAGCCAGCGTCTCACCGGGAGGCACCCGGCACCAGAAGCGCTCTACCTGATTTGAGACCTGTTTATCCGAGCAGGTCTTTTTTTTATCCGCCATTAGCTCAACGGGAGAGGGCACGGAGCTTCTACCTCTATGGTTCAGGGTTCGAGTCCTCGATGGCGGCTCATTATCTGAAATGATAATTCAATCTCAGAACACTTATGCAGTGAGTTTCATCTGGCAGTAATACACTCCCACCTGGAGACTCCCGGTACAATAAATTGCTTGTCTTCTCAGGCCCGCTCAAACGAGTGGGCTTTTTTATTTCCTTCCACACAGCACCCCGACTAATCGGAGGTGAGAGATATGTCCCATATGAGCAAACTCGTAACCGGTGTCGCGCTTGGCACTTCCGGCGGCACAATCCTGAACGGTGTTCTGACAAAACTAAGTCCTGATGAGTGGAGTGCCGTAGGCGTGCTGGCTGGTATCGCGGGCATCATCATTACCGGGCTCATTAACTGGTACTTCAAACGCAAGGTCGCCAACGCGCAGGTAAAGGCGCTGGAGAAATACGGCCCGGCGGTAAAAGTGGGAGATGAATGACATGGCAATACCGGGCAGCCTGCGAAACAAACTGATTGCAGCCGCTGGCGGCGGTGCGATGTTAATCGCCTCATTGTTCCTTGGCGGTCAGGATGGCGTTGAAGGGCGCAAGTATCAAGCCTATAAGGATGTTGCCGGGGTATGGACCGTCTGCGATGGTCATACAGGCACCGACATCATCAGGAAGAAAACCTACACCGATGAGGAATGCGATCGATTCCTCTGGAAGGACCTTCAGCCAGCGAAAAAAACGGTTGATGGTCTGGTTAAAGTCCCGCTCAACGAATACCAGCGCGCAGCGCTTTACAGCTTTGTGTTCAATGTTGGCTCAGATGCATTTTCCAAATCAACCCTGCTCCGAAAACTGAACAAAGGTGATCAGACTGGCGCATGCGAAGAGATGCGCCGCTGGGTTTACGCGGGCGGCATGAAATGGAAGGGATTGCAGAACCGGCGGGAGATGGAGCGTTCTATGTGCCTCGCGGAGGGGAAGAATGACCTTTAGCTGGAAGGCCGGTATTGCCCTTTTCGTTGTTGGATTGATCGTGGTGCTTCTACTTTTCGTTAACCACTACCGCGACAACGCCATCACCTATAAAGACCAGCGCGATAAAGCCACTAAAAATCTCAGACTGGCGAACGATACCATCAATGATATGAAGGTGCGTCAGCGAGATGTTGCGGCGCTGGATGCCAAATACACCGGAGAACTGGCAGATGCTAAAGCCACTATCGATCAGCTTGAGCGCGATGTTGCTACTGGGCGTAAGCGGCTGCGGCTCAACGCAACCTGTGAAGAGAGCGGATCGGCCAGCGCCACCAGCGTGGATGATGGCACCGGCCCCCGACTTACAGACGCCGCTGAAAGGAATTATTACACCCTCAGAAAGCGGATCGAAAAGGTCAAAAAGCAACTGACTGGGTTGCAGGAATATGTTCGCCAGCAGTGCCTCAAGTAATCAATGTAAACCGGAGGATATATGGCAACACTCTTAGAAATGGAGGCGCGGTTAAAGAAGGAATCGCGGAAAAACAAAAACGGCTATGCACCCATTCGAGTGCCGCAGAAAAAGCAGGCGGCATACCAAGCCTGGAAAAAGTGCCTGAAATCCTCGATTAAACGCATGAAGATCTTTAAATCAACGCAGGCATCTACCCTGGCAACCAGCTTTGCGTGATTAACTCGCATGGCTCGACCATCGAAACAGTGAAGTGATCATCACAAGGCGCTTTTTACAGAGCGCCTGATGATGTTCTCCACTTTGCACAACACGGTTAGCCACGCTGTGAAGCGTCGCGACACTGGCCCATCAACGGCAAGGATCATGAGATGATTGCTACTATCGGGACCATTCTCGTCTGGTCTCTTATCGCTATTGCGGCAGCTGCTGGGCTACTGTTCGCATTCATCGGCTTTATGTTCTTTATCAGCTGGCCGAAGTGATGACAAATGCTAAGGGTACTATGGCGGGGCTGGTACAATACCCCGCTAAGTTATGATTTGTAATGAGCTTTAACGAGGAAAAAATTCTTTCAATTTTTTGTCGAGCCTTTCTATTCTTTCCAAAACCTCAGGTGATAAATTCGTCAATGAGGATTCAGGTATTCCACTACCGATGGCATTGTGCATGTGCTCATTAAAATCTGGTCCTGAGGTTTGTGATAGATACCCCAAAATTGCATAAATTATAGTTGATTGAGCCATTAATTCTGCCCGTAGATCAATTACTTCTTTTTCTAGTTCTGTAATTTTATCTGTGCTCATTTTCAGTTCCATAAATTCGTCATACGTCGGGTTCACTTTCTAAAGACCAATAACGACGGTCTCCAAAACTTAATATGGCATAAGCGTCAGTTTATAAGCCAGCATGTATTGAAAATGTCCACTGGCATCCGCTGGTGGCTTTTTTATGCGCCTCGCACGCGCACCACAGAGAGTCTTTCAGCCGTGAGCCTGGGGATCCGCTTCTCTCGGGCGGCTGTCCCGTGCGACAGGCTCACATCTAAAAGGAAACCATCATGGGTTATATAAAATCCCCGGCACTGTCTGATAAAGCGCGCGATGTGCTGTATGCGCTGTTCTTCCGTGGTGCTTTGCAGTCAGGCGATATTCCCTCGAAAGCTGGCGCTAATGAACTGCGAGAGGCTGGGCTGGCGCACACGCAGCACACAGCCACAGCGTTCGGTGGGGAAGATTATTTCACTTATCTGACGCCAGAAGGGCAGCATTACGCGATTCAGAACTTGGTTGAAACGAACTTCGGCAAGGCCAAGGATAAGCCGAGCATGGATGAGTTGCGCGGCATGCAGGAAATAATTGCCGATTCGCTGGATGATATGAAGCAGCAATGCGTAAAAGACTGGGAAGGTAAGACTCCAGTAATTTTTCTTCTCGACCGTTATGTGGCTATCGGCGGTAAATACACGCCTGAAGAGATTATTGCAGCGGTAGATCATATTCAGGCCATCAGATCCTCGCAGGAGTTCAGCAAGACTGCTAAGGATGTATATCCCTTCACTATCAGGGATGGGCAGGTGTACATCAAAGAGGCGATTATCAATGATGTCATAACGAAAGCTAACTGGTCAATGAAGGGAAACACCGCCGAGAGCGGACACCGTTACGCCGCTGTTGCAGGGATTGCTGTTAATAACGCAGCTACCAAGATCCGCCTCTCTGACGATATGCGTGAAGCTGTTATTGATGCTGTGCGCGAGAGCGATGCGTTCAAGGCGCTGCTGGCGTCAAAGGAAGCTCAGGCTTCGGCACTTGTCACCACGCAGCAGGCTATTGAACAGGCCGCAACGAACGCCATCCGCAACGCGCTGAAGCCCGGCGGCTTGCTGTTTGATAAGCGCTGATGCCCGCCGCTATTCCTCGTGCCTGCCGTAAGCGCGGCTGCTCAGGCACAACGACAGACCGTTCTGGTTACTGCGAGGCTCACCGCAATGAAGGCTGGCAACAGCATCAGCGGGGGCTGAGCCGCCACCAGCGCGGCTACGGCAGTAAGTGGGACGTCATCCGCGCCCGCATCCTTAAGCGTGATCGACACATCTGCCAGCAGTGCCTGCGCAACGGCAGGCCATGCCCTGCGGCAACGGTTGACCACATCACCCCTAAAGCTCACGGCGGCACAGATGAAGACAGTAATCTTGAATCGCTGTGCTGGCCATGCCATAAGCGCAAGACAGCAACGGAGAGAAACAGGTGAAACAGAAGAAAGTGCAACTGGCTCACATCTATCGTGGTCAGGCCTTACTGGGCTATGGTGTCGCAGTCGATGGCGTGCTTCTCAGTCAGCAGTTGAGTACAACAGTAAATACTGAACCAGCCTGCATGCCCAGCATTACAACGGTCTTTAGCCTTGATGCCTGCATGAATGAGAACCCGATCAGGATTGACATTAGTGAGAATGATTCGTAACGGCATGGCGAGGAATGATTTCAAATGCAATCATTTCGATGTGAATGATATCGATTCTCATCAACGGGGAGGGCGGGATCAAAGTTCAGGACCATGCCTGCTAAGGACCGCCGCCTCAGTCAGATTTTTACACCCGCGAAATATAAAATTTAACTGGAGCGTCTATGGCTGGAGCGACGGGCCGATCCGGACGCCGTGCAAAGCCGACCGCCCGGAAGTTGCTGGCCGGTAATCCGGGTAAGCGCGCCCTCAATAAAGAAGAACCTTCCTTCACACCTATAACCGGCGTAGACCCGCCCGAGTGGCTCAGCGAATCCGCTGCGACAATGTGGAGGATGGTTTCTAAAGAGCTGTGCGCGCAGCAGGTCCTGTGTGCCACGGATTTACACAACCTTGAAATGTTTTGTGTGGCCTATGCCAATGCCCGCGCTGCGCAGGTGGATGTTGCTCAAAAGGGAATAACAGTAACCGGCGCAATGGGCGGTGTAATTAAAAACCCGGCACTGACCGTGCTCAATGAAGCAATGCGGCAGATGGCCTCCTTCGGGGGCATGCTCGGGCTGGACCCCAGCAGCAGGCAGCGCCTGATTGGGGGGGACAAAAAACAGTCGGATAACCCCTTTAAGAATCTATGACGCGTAAAGCCTACCCCAACGTGAACGCCGCAAATCAGTATGCCCGCGACATAGTGCGGGGAAAGGTTGTGGCGTGCCGCTATGTCATCGATGCGTGCCAGCGGCACCTTGATGATCTGGCGAAAGAGAAAACCAAAAAGTTTCGCTACCGGTTTGATAAAGACCTGGCGGAAAAGGCAGCAAAGTTTATCCAGCTCCTGCCGCACACGAAAGGCGAGTGGGCTTTCAAGCGGATGCCTATTACGCTGGAGCCCTGGCAGTTATTTATTGTCTGCTCGGCTTTCGGCTGGGTGCGCAAGGGTACGAAGCTGCGCCGCTTCCGCGAGGTCTACACCGAGATCCCCCGCAAGAATGGCAAGTCGGCAATCTCTGCCGGGGTGGCGCTGTTCTGCTTTACCTGTGACGACGAGTTCGGCGCAGAGGTTTACTCCGGTGCCACAACAGAAAAACAGGCCTGGGAAGTGTTCCGCCCGGCGCGTCTTATGTGTAAGCGCACCCCGGCTCTTTGTGACGCATTTGGCGTGGAGGTGAATGCCTCCAACATGAACCGGCCGGAAGACGGAGCCCGTCTTGAACCGCTGATCGGCAATCCTGGTGATGGTGCCTCTCCGAGTTGTGCCATTGTGGACGAATACCACGAGCACGATACCGACGCATTGTATACCACCATGTTGACGGGTATGGGTGCCCGTCGTCAGCCGCTCATGTGGGCGATCACTACCGCAGGCTACAACATCGAGGGGCCATGCTACGACAAGCGCCGGGAAGTTATCGAAATGCTGAACGGCACGGTACCTAATGATGAGCTCTTCGGTGTGATTTATACCGTTGATGAGGGCGACGAGTGGACAGATCCGGCGGTACTGCGCAAGGCAAACCCCAACATGGGGGTTTCGGTCTATAGCGATTTCCTGCTTAGCCAGCAGAAGCGGGCCATGAACAACGCGCGGAAGGCCAACGTATTCAAAACCAAGCATCTGAACATCTGGGTATCTGCGCGGGCTGCTTACTTCAACCTGGTGAGCTGGCGAAACTGCGAGGATGAGACGCTGACACTAGAACAGTTTGAGGGGCAGCCATGCTATCTCTCTTTCGACCTGGCGCGAAAGCTCGACATGAACAGCATGGTTCGGATATTTACCCGGGATATCGATGGCAGGCGACACTATTACTGTATAGCGCCTAAGTTCTGGGTGCCCTATGACACGGTATACAGCACGGATACCGATCATCAGCGCACCGCTGAGCGGTTCCAGAAGTGGGTTAACTCCGGGCATATTGACGTAACCGACGGGGCTGAAATTGACTACCGCGTTATCCTGGAAGAAGCCAAGGCAGTTAACCGGCAGAACCCGGTAGAGGAATCAGCTATTGACCCCCATGGAGCAACGAACCTTTCTCACCATCTTGCCGATGAAGGGCTTAACCCTATAACCATCGTTCAGAACTACACCAACATGTCAGACCCGATGAAAGAGCTTGAGGCAGCGGTAGAGGCCGGGCGCTTTCATCATGACGGTCACCCGATACTGACGTGGTGTATTTCTAACGTAGTGGGTAAACACCTGCCTGGTAATGATGACGTTGTGCGGCCGATCAAGGAGCACAGCGAGAATAAAATCGACGGGGCCACCGCCCTGATCATGGATATTGGCCGGGCCATGCTGCCGGAGTCCAGGCAGGATCTTAATGGCTTCTTTGAAAATCCCATCATGGTAGGTTTCTGATGAAAAAAAATAAGCAGCCGGGAAAGGTGAAAAGCGCCTTGCTCAACTGGCTGGGTGTCCCCATCAGTCTGACCACCGGGACATTCTGGCAGGAGTGGTACGGCACGAGCAGCAGCGGCAAAGCGGTTACGGCGGATAAAGCGATACGGCTTTCAGCGGTCTGGTCCTGTGTCAGGCTCCTGAGCGAGTCGGTTTCAACATTACCCGTCAAGATCTATACCCGGCAGGCTGATGGCTCGCGCAAGCTGGCGCAGGATCATCCTGTTTATCAGGTGCTGTGCCGCCGCCCGAATCTGGAAATGACGCCATCCCGGTTCATGCTGATGGTGGTGGCCAGCATCTGCCTCCGTGGTAATGCGTTCGTCGAGAAGCTCTTTATCGGTAGCAAACTGGTATCGCTGGTGCCGCTGCTCCCCCAGAACATGGTGGTGAAGCGGCTGGATAACGGGCGGCTGGAGTATACCTATACCGAAGACGGTCAAAAGCGTGTTATCCCTGAAAAGAACATGATGCACATCCGGGGGTTTGGCCTCGATGGTGTGTGCGGCATGATGCCAATGATGGCGGGCCGGGACGTGATCGGCGCGGCGATGGCCGTCGAAGAGTCAGCCGCCAAGATTTTCGAGAATGGCCTGCAGAGCTCTGGTTTTCTTTCTGCTGATGCAGCGCTCAATGACGAACAGCGAGAGCGGCTTCGCGGCTATATGCAGGCCTTTGCTGGCTCCCGGAACGCCGGGAAAATTATGGTTCTTGAGGGCGGACTGAAATATCAGAACGTCACCATGAACCCGGAAGCGGCGCAGATGCTGGAGTCGCGATCATTCAGTATCGAGGAAATCTGCCGCTGGTTCCGCGTGCCGCCTTTTATGGTGGGCCACACCTCGAAACAAAGCAGCTGGGCATCGAGCCTCGAGGGAATGAACCTCCAGTTCCTGACTCATACGCTGCGCCCGCTGCTGGTGAACATCGAGCAGGAGATCTCCCGTTGCCTGCTGAACGGTGAAGAAGACCTCTTTGCTGAGTTCTCTGTTGAAGGCCTGCTGCGCGCCGACAGCGCTGGCCGCGCAGCTTACTACACCAGTGCGCTCCAGAACGGCTGGATGTCGCGCAACGATGTACGCCGCCTGGAGAATATGCCACCTATCGAAGGCGGCGATATTTACACGGTACAGCTCAACCTGACGCCGCTGGAAGATCTGAAACAGAACAGCCAGGCCGCGCAGGCGTACGCGCTGCGGCAGGTTCATAACCACGTATTCCCTGACATCCCCTTCGAACAGTCACCGCTGAAAAAAGCGGCATAGGACAGAACCCAATGACAAAAAAACAGCTTCCGGTTGCTCCGGCGGGCCGCCCCTGCGCGGGTGTCAGCTCTGAGGCTATGCCGTCGGCGCTCGAGCGCTGGAACGGCGGCATTCGCGCCGCAGGCAATGAAGATAATTCTATCTCGATTTTCGATGTGATTGGCCGGGATTACTGGGATGAGGGCGTTACCGCCAAGCGTATCGCTGGTGCGCTGCGTGCCATGAACGGCGAGGACGTCACGGTAAACATTAATTCACCGGGCGGCGACATGTTCGAAGGTCTGGCAATTTACAACCTGCTGCGTGAATACCAGGGGAAAGTCACCGTTAAGGTTCTGGGCATCGCTGCCAGCGCCGCATCAATTATCGCGATGGCGGGTGACGAAGTTCAAATCGGGCGCGGCGCGTTCCTGATGATCCACAACTGCTGGGTTTATGCGATGGGCAACCGGCACGACTTTACCCAGCTGGCGCAGAGCCTTGAACCGTTTGATAAGGCGATGGCGGATATTTACGCATCCCGATCCGGTCTTGATATCGACGCGGTGCATCAACTGATGGATGCCGAAAGCTATATCGGCGGCAGCGATGCTGTTGAAAAAGGCCTGGCCGATAGCCTGATGTCTGCTGATGCCGTGTCTGAAGATGATGACTCCCCATCGGCGGCGCTGCGCAAGCTCGAAGCGCTGCTGGCGAAAACCAACACGCCACGATCAGAGCGGCGAAAACTTCTTAAAGCCTTATCCGGCAGCAAGCCTGGCGCTGTTGCCAACCCTGACGGTACGCCGGGCGCTACCGACACCATTCAACCTGAAAACCTCAAACAACTTGAAGACGCGCTGGCCGCGTTCGGCAAATAAGGAATAAACATGTCTGACGTTAATGATTTACTCAAGCAAGTCTCTGCGAAACTTAGTGAGGTTTCGGACGACTTCAGCAAGAAAGCCGAGAAGGCGCTGGATGAAGCGAAGGCGTCCGGTAAGCTTTCAGAAGAGACAAAATCCGCGGTGGATAAAATCGCGACCGAACACAATGCGCTTAACGATGCGCTGAAGTCGCTTAAGGCCTCAGTAGGCGAAATGGAGCAGCAGGTCGCTCAGATGCCGCTGGCGAATGCGGCAAAAGTGATCGAGACCGTTGGCCAGACAGTGATCAGCAGCGAAGCGCTGAAAGCTTTCGCAGCAAGCGTTGAAGGCGGAAAGCGCGTCAGCGTGCCGGTGAATGCGGCGCTGATTTCCACTGATGTTGCCACCGGCGTGGTTGAACCGCAGCGTCTGCCGGGTATCGACACCGCACCGAAGCAGCGCCTTTTCATCCGCGATCTGATCGCACCTGGCCGCACCTCTGCACCGGCCATCTTCTGGGTGCAGCAGACCGGATTCACCAATGCGGCGAAAGTGGTGCCGGAAGGTACTGCCAAGCCATACAGCGATATTGAGTTTGCCACGCAGATCACTCCGGTGACTACCATCGCGCACATGTTCAAAGCGTCCAAGCAGATCCTGGACGATTTCGCGCAGCTCCAGTCGACCATCGATGCAGAAATGCGTTACGGCCTGAAGTATGTGGAAGAGCAGGAAATCCTGTTCGGCGACGGTACCGGCGCGCATCTGAAAGGCATCGTGCCACAGGCCTCTGCGTTCGCTGCTGCGTTCACCGTTGAGCAGCAGAACGGCATTGATGATCTGCGTCTGGCAATGCTTCAGGCGCAACTGGCGCGCTTCCCGGCATCCGGCCACGTCCTGCATTTCATCGACTGGGCGAAGATTGAACTGACCAAAGATACGCTGGGCCGCTACATCCTGGCGAACCCGGCGGCGCTGGCTGGCCCAACGCTGTGGGGTCTGCCGGTGGTGGCGACCGAAGCCGCTGCTTTCCAGGGCAAATTCCTGACCGGTGCGTTCAATGCCGCCGCGCAGTTGTTTGATCGTGAAGACGCGAACGTGGTGATCTCGACCGAGAACGCCGACGACTTCGAGAAAAACATGATCTCGATTCGTTGCGAAGAGCGTCTGGCTCTGGCAGTGAAGCGTCCGGAAGCGTTCATCTACGGATCATTTACTGCGCCTGCTGCTGGTGGCGGTGCGTAATTCCTGACGGCGGCCTTCGGGCCGCTTTTCTTTTTCCTTAATGGAGACAGCCATGAAGCTGATAGCTATCAAGCCCATCTACTTTGAAGGCAATGTCCTTACCGAAGGCACCGAATTTGAAACGCAGGAACAGCACGGGCGTGAACTGTTAAAACTCGGTTATGCCGAAGAGCCCGGCGCGAAGAAACCGGATCCTGAAAAAGACCCTGAACCGAAAGGGAAGGGAAAATCAAAGTAAGGTGCTGGCATGTTGACTACAGAGCAGGCAAAGACCCACTGCCGGATTGATGCCGACAGCACTGCTGAAGATGACTGGTTTGAAACCACCATCAAAGCTGCCGTGATGTACGTTCAAAAGTGGACCCGCAGGCGGCTTTATGAAAAAGCAGATGATCCGGTCTATCTGACTGATCCTGATGCGCTGCTTTATGGCGAAGATATTGAGATGGCCATGCTGATGCTTATAGCCCACTGGTACGCCAATCGTGAGGCTGCAAGCTCAGGAGGACTAACCGAAACGCCTTTAGCTGTTGAAGCCCTTCTCCAGCCTTACCGTATTTATGGTGTGTGACATGGCCTGCGCGGGATGTGAGCGCCGCCGTGCGTGGCTGAAAAAATGGAGAGACATTGCCTATGAACGAGCAACAGGTAAACGACCTGCTGGCAGCGATGGCAGCGCAGAGCGCCGCGATGACCCGGCTGGCGGAGTCAAACGAGGCACTGGTGGCGGTGATTTACCAGTCAATGGTGGAAGAGATTGAAACGACCACCCTCGATTCCCCGGTGCACACCTACCTCAGCGGTAAACCCAGGGGGTAAGCATGCAGGCCGGAAAACTTAACAGACGCATCATGCTTCAGAAGCCAGTGGAAACACAAAGCCCTGTGACGGGCGCGGTCACCAGTGGCTGGGCCGATGTGAAGGAGCTGTGGGCGAGTGTTATTGATTTATCCGCGCGTGATTTTGTTGCAGCGCAGGCCGGGCAGAGTGAGGTGACGACTCGCATCACCATTCGCTGGCGTGATGACGTCACGGACAAACACCGCATCGTTCACCGTGGCCGCATCTACAACATTCACGGCGTGCTTGAGGATGACAAAAGCGGCCGGGAATATCTGACGCTGCCGTGTTCGCGGGGGGTAAACGATGGCTGATG